TCTTGTCCAGCCAAGGTCCCAACAAAGGATCGGACAACGCAGGACCGGCCGCTAAGCCGGCCACCTTGTTGGCCAACGCCTGAAGCGGTTCGACAGAACGGTTGCACGACACATGAAGTTTCTGTACGGTCCTCCAGAAATCTATCATGACGTCCATCGGCTCGTCAACCCAAGCACCATAATGAAAGGACCCGAGGAAGGTCGGGGGATCTGGGAAGTTCCGAACGATCATCTTCTGATCCATCCCCAAATCAAACAACGCTCGCACGCGAGCCTCAGCAAGTGTCGGATCGGGCAACGCCACCATAAGGCTGTCGTCTCCGCAGTAAACGCCCAGACAGGCCAGTGCCTCGCTCACAGTCAACCCAATGCGCCGAAGAGCAACATAATCACCGAACGCGACTTTGAGAATATTCGCAATTGTTGTCATCGATGTACCGCTAGTCAGCTCATCACCACAAATGTAGTGATGCCCCTCGGCCATGCAAACCTGTTTTCCGGCTCGTTCTTCCTTGAGCCGATCGCGCAGGTCGCCACGGTATTCTGGAGCACTGATCCCGATGAGTATCGGGTCAATGAGGTGGTCGCGGTGCCACCGCAACTGCGATCCGTCGCAATTGGTGATGTCACCTTCGTGAGTCGTCTGGAGGGCCCCGGTAATGCCAAAGCGCGCCCGCACCGAAAACGGTATCTCTGTTCCACGGGTCACTTCGCTGACACGCATGCCCAAGCTCACCGGATCCAAGCCACAACCCACCCAACGAAACTCTTTCTTAAGGAGATCCATAATGGGGTGGATGTAGCAACCCAAGGGCGCATTGTGTTCGACCGACTTGTTGACGATCTGGCGTGGTTTTGCCCCTGTCTCCGCCTTCATAAAACCACGATCAATGTCGGGTTCCGGGGCGTTCCATGAGGGCAAACTTGCCAAATTCTGTCGTTGAGTCGGCCTGGTCCAAATGTCGGCCAAGGCGTCAAGATCGATGGGGGCAGCGCGTCCACGAGTGTTCGCGAGCACAGACCGTACGAATTCTCCAGCGTAGCCACGACAGTCCACTGGCACGACATGACCCTTGAATTTCTCTTGGGTGTTCTTGACGCGCAGTTGGACCGCCATGTAAGCATTCGCTCGACATTTCGCGGGTACGGGGGTGGGGAGTGTAACCAAAGGGGGTGCCACACATTGAGCCATGGGGTTTCCGTCTAAGCCAACCCCATCTTCTTGTCCATCTTGTCGGTCAAGAACATACGTCTCGATGTCCGCATCGCAGTATCGCGGTACTTCATGGAACTTGAGGTCCCCAGTCTCTATCAACCGGCCTAGCCCCTCAGCATGCATCGGTGACCACCCCATTTCCAGGAGCATGTACACGATAGCGTGCCAAGATTGGGCAGCTGCCTTAGTGTCAGAGTCTTCGGATCCTCGCATCCACTTTTCCACGTCGCCAACTGGACGGGTCTTCGATTTGTTGAATTTTTGAACCCACGACATGTAGTCCAAGGTTGACAGTCGTACCGATCGCATCGTTCCGGGACACCCGACAGACACCTTCCGCTCCGTTGGTAATTCAAGAACGGGTATGCCTCGATGGGTGGCGCACAAGCGGGTGAGGGGCTCGGGAGCAACGGCCCGGCCGTAAGGCCAAGCCGTGACCGACTCCGGGAAGAAGCACACGATGCGACGCCCCGACGGACAACGACGGGTCTCCACAAGAAAAACTATGCGGTTACCCCACCAGTCGTCCACCGTTACGTGCGAACGTGAGTAGTCCCAAAGCGGATGCTCGTAAACCTCGCCTCCAGCTACCTGCAAACGAACCATCGTGCCAGTGTGGTCGGCCTGACCCGCTCGGTCCTTGTACACCCCTTCAAACATCTCATAAACTCCGTCGGGCACTGCCCCGGCCGCATCTTCAGGAACAAAGGTATACAAAATGCATACACGCCCGAAGCGCAGCCAGGTTGGCATGTGGGTATAATAATCCACATCGACGAAAACAAAGGCGTCCTCGGGACCAACCTCGTCCATGAAGTTCTTGACCGTTAGATCCTTAGCGAAGTAGGGCATCCGACAGCCGTGAACCTGTGTGCCATTGGCATCACGGTAAGTATCACGGG